GTAAGTACCCGCTGGTGAATTATAGTCACCTTTCATAGTTGTATCAAATCCTATAAATTTAATATCATCCAATCCATAGTCATAGTTCTTTTGAATACCTGCTCCATAAATTTCTCCATAGAGTACTATACCACTTCCAATGTCTACAATATTAGCTGTATCTTTAACATATTTCCAAAGCTTAGCTTTAATATCATACTTCTCAGCAATTGTTTTCCAAACATCTTCAGAATAAAATCCTTGAGAGTCACTTCCTTTCTCACAGTTATGTGAACCGTAAATGTATTCGTAGTTAATCCACTTATCAGCTAATCTAAAGAATTTTTTTACTTTATCCCAGAATGACAATTTAGTCTTTTTTACAATACCATATCTAGCATTTGTACCATGAATTTTACGAGAAATCTCTACTGTATCTTCTTCTGTAAACATTCCACCTACGTTTTTAAGGTTAGGGAATTTATAGTAGATATGGAAGTTCTGATTGTCTCTCCATTTAATTTTTCTACCTGAAGCAAGTTGAATTTGTTTAACTGGTGGTTCGTATTTGGTAATACCTAACAACCCCATACAGTCAGTTCCTTCTTTTATATCCCAGTCACCCATTGTGACTTTACCCTTAAGGTAAGTCATTGGAATGATTAAACATTCAGAATAAACTCCTCTTAACTTTACAGTTCTTACTCTGGTACCTTTTCTTAGGTAGTTTGCAACTCCCATCTTTTCAGATAGTTTCTCAGGAATTACTGCATCAGTAGTTGCAATGACAGTTAAGTCACCTTCTTTGAATTCACCTTTTTTAGTGATTGCATTCCATCCACCTGCAATTACTAATTCGATGTTATCAGCTCCTTCGATTGCTCTTACTTCATTTATTTTTGCTACAAAACAGCAGCTGTTGTTATTTTCCATTTTCAAATTCTTCTTTTAGTTTTAAATAACTTTCATATTTCCTTTGCTTCATTTCTTCAGCACTTTTATTATTTCTTGCAATTCTTCTATTAAACTCTTCATCGGTCTCCTCAACTATTCTGGTAATCTGATTATGCCAGTACCCATGATAGTCAAAATTGTCATCATCAACCCATCCTGAGTAGATTACATCCTCGTCTTCTAATTGTAAATTTTTAATGTCTGACCATTTCATTGGAGCATTGTTATATCCATGGAATATTTGTTTTTCTAGTTCAATTTTCTTTGGTGATTTATTATTTTCCATCTTTATGTTCTTGTATTACTTTTATTACTATTTCTTTTTTCTCATCATTGAAAACATCTTCGAGTTTAATTTCTTTTTCTGCAAAATACATAAACTCTAGACATTTATAAACACTCATTCCACTTTTACAACAATCTCTGATATATCCTTCGTATTTAGTAAAATCCTCATCAGTGTACTTGTAATTGTCTTCTGTACGTCTGTCTTTTAGTCTTTGTAAGTAATCTTCAAATGCTTCTTTCATAACTTTATTAATATAAATCTTCTGAGTATAGTTCTATTGAATTGTAATTTAGTTTTCCTCCATTTTTGACCCAAATCTTAGCACCTTCTTCTCTATCAACAAATCTATTCTTATTTGTTATAAATCCCTGTATATGTTCCCCATGTTCATGTAATCTCTTTCCTGTAAGTGATACTATAGAAGAAATACAATGACCATGTCTAAACCCACTGATAACAACTCCTCCAGGTGTGTTGATAGGTCTGTGAGTTGCTCTTTCTGCTTCTATTAGCCATATTGCAGCACATAGTATTTGTTCTTCGTTTTGTTTCATAACTAAATAGTTTTAGCAAATTTCCAATAATCGATTGACCTGAATTCTTCCTCAGTATCGGCATCGGTTTTTATATTATTTGATGTTACATAGGTTCCGTTTGTTACCGCAATTACATTTCTTTTTTTCCAATTTTTTCCATCCATACTAACCATCATTGGTATATTAACTAATTCTGGAATTGTTTCTTTTTTAGGTTTACCAATTACCATATTGATAGTACCTTTTGGTATTCCTCCTAAATACTCTTTTGGTACTTTAAATGCATTCAACATATACTCCTTAGCTTCTTCAGATGCTATCATAACCTTTGTTTTAAATTTATACCTAAATATACGAAATTTATTTCGATTCTACAAGCAAATTTCAAATCTATTTTTCATTTTATCTAAAGTTTCTTGTGGCACACCGTGTTCATTTATTCCGCCATGCCTGTTCTCCACTATTAGTGAAAATACTTTATAACCGTATTTTTCAGCTAATTGGTAATAAGGCTCTAATTCTTTTTCCTGAGTAAATGTGTTTGATACTACTACCTTTTCCGTACTATTTACCATCCAAACTTTTACTGCATTCTGACACCAAGCATGAGCTTCCTTTAATTTAGTAGGGTCAAATTTATATTCACCCATATCCATAAAATACTTATCAGCCTCCATATGTGATCCACCTAATGACTTTGCTAATGTTGTTTTACCTGATCCAGGAACTCCACGAAGGAGAAATAACTCTTTCATATTATTTATTTTTAAATTGTTCAATTACAGTATTTTCGTGTTCTCTAAATTCAGTAGCTCTATATCTCATCAAAGTAATTGTTTCTTGAATAGCTTTTCTCATATCTTCTTCACTATACATTCTTTCTTTTTCTTTTACTTCATCTGATTTAAGTTCATCTTCAAAAGCATAATGCATTTCACCTTCTCCATCAACAACCTCAATAATTTTATGTTCTGTGTATAGAGGATGTTCTCCTTTTTCATAAACTTTACCTGTTAGTGTTACTGCAATAGGTTGCATCATTGCATAGGGTCTGAATTGATATTTCATATTAAATTCTCTTTTCGTGATGATCCTTTGGTAAGGCTAATTTTTTAATTGGTTGATCTTTCATTATCATAAGGATCTGTCCTAGTGATAAAGGCTCTAAACCATTTCCATCTACTCCAACATCCATTGCTTTACCCTCTGCTATTCGTAGGTGTGAAGGTAAATGAACGTGACCATGCAAGTGAATTACTCCTTGGTTCATATCATGCCATGATGCGATTGGATAGTGCATACAAATGAAAATATGCTTATCTGTTAACGACTTATTAATTGGCTTTACAACTTCCAATCTCAAGTAGTTTTGTACTGAAGAGAATAGTTTTTGTACCCCTTCCCTATCTCTTTCGATGTGGTGATCGTGATTACCAAGTACCAAGTGAATGTTTTTACAAAGTATTCTACTTCTGAATTCTTGTATTCTGTCAAATCCTCCAAATGACCAGTCTCCTAAGTGGATTAAGATATCATCCTCACCAACCATGTTGTTGATGTTGTTGACTAAGGCACTGTTCATATGATCAAGTGACTTAAATTCTCTTGTCAAGTTTGAAGCACCTACCCACTTAGTGGTTGCACTGCAGATTGAAGAATGGCAATAGTGAGTATCACTTGTAAAAAATAATCTTTGTCCTTTTTCTAATACAATTTTCATAACTAATTTATTAATAATTAAATATACGAAATATTTTTTATAAATCCAAATATTTACTAATAATTTTTTCAATATTATTCATCTCAGTATAAGGTATTCTAAGTAGTTGAATATTGTTATTATTACAATATTCATTTTTTATACTATCCTTTAACTGTTGATATTCAAAATTATAATCTGATCTTCCGTGTAGCCATTTTATAGGTTCGTAGTGTTGCATTCCGTCAAACTCTATTATTAAATTATATTTGGGTAAATAAAAATCAAATAATAGTTTGTTCTTGTACTTACAATCCTTGTAAGAATGTTGAGGTATGAATTCTATTTTGTTTGATTCTAAGAAAACTCTTATTTTTGTCTCCCCTTTTGACTCTTTGCAGCTAGGACATCCCTGTTTACTATCCTTGTGAGCATTTGGAATTTGAAAGAAAGATCCATGTTTTTTACATACTATTTCAACTTTAGTTGTATTATTTTTATAGATTACTTTTGAGTAATCATATAAACTTCCATGCACTTTTTTTGCTTCTTTTATAAAAATATCAGCTCCTAAATTAGCTTTTGCAGCATTTCCTTCATATTGACATTTTCTACATCCTCCTTTTCCACTTAAATGTCTATGAAAGGTTGTATTAATTGTAGTATTGTGTATGTTGCATTTAATAGTAATTGGAAATGTAATTCCTATATAACTTACTATACCTGAGTAATCGTAATTATCTTTATATCTATCTCTGCATTTCTGTAGAAGCTCTTCTAATGTATATTTAAGCTCTTTTCTAGTTTCTACATCGCATTTTAAACATCCATGTCCACCGAAATGATCACTAGGTGTTTGCAACCAACTTCCATGTATTGGGCAAATAATCTTTACTTTTGTTTGACTATTACTATATTGTACATTTGAATAGTCGTATTTACCTTTATGAATCTCAGTAAATCGTTGAATAACTTCTTGTTGTGTTAATCTTTTCATAATAAAAAAAGCTTAGGCTTTCGAGGTCGGACGCTCTACTTGCCATAAGCTTTAAATTGATGTTTTCGATATAAATATAGGTCCGACGCTATGCTTATAAATATCAACTTTTTATGAAAAATACGATTTATTTTCATTTTATTAATTTTAATGCTTCTTGTAAACCAACTTCTAATGCTTCTTCGTAAGTTTTATAATTATTATATTCATCATACCAACCGTTAACATTTTGATTTCCATCAATATCTTTTTGTTGAAGGAATCCCCAACTAGTATAATATTGAATACTTTTTCCATCTGATGTTAAGTCATGATATGACTCTACATATAAGTTATGCACTTCTCTTAACCATTTTTGAAGAAATGATTGTGTGCAACAATTAGCATAAACTTTACAGTATATAGATGCTCCTATACATCCTTCATCATCTCCCTCTAACATATAAGGTAAGTGATTTGTTCTAACATCATCAAAACCTTTCTCTTTAGCTAACTTAGCTGTTTCAAATGTTATTAATTGTTCTTTCATAACTTTTATTTTTTAAATTTCTTTTCTTTTATTTCAACAAATCCTTCTAATGTAAGATTTTCTCCTATACATTTCCCTTCTGTGTTATAAAAATAAATTGGAATACCTGTGATGTTTGTTTCTATAAATTGTTGACTCTTTACAAGTTCTCCTGTATTTGAATTCTTATAAAATTTATTAACTACTTTCATAACCTTTTTATTTGTTTCTAATACTTAAATATACAAAAAAAGACTTGAATAAACAAGCCTTTTATCAATTATTTTTAAAAAAATTTAACACCTCAGTTGCACTCTGGTTTGTAATGGGGCTACTATGGGAAATCCTGAATTCGTCGTGTTCGTCACAGGCGTACTAGTCCTTATCTTCCTTTGAACTTAATCGATTACAATTGGCGAGGTTTACCACTATCAACACGCCTATTCTGTTTCATGTGTTGGTTACAGACAACCATCGAGGTGTTAAATTTCTATATTATTTTGTTGCTGGGATGTAAAGCATATAGACTATGTCAAATACAAAATCAAAGTCAAAAACCTTCCACTACCACAAGGGCAAGGACAAAAACTAAGTCTCAGTTTCGCTAGCCACTTTTAATCTCATCCCCCTTTTCAGGGTTCGCACGAGTAACATGTCTAGCTGTTGAGTTCTATCTCAGTTTTGGTTTAAGTTTGTAGGGAAGCGAGTTTATGGATGGCTCGAGGCCACGGTTATCATGATTGATTAATATATATCGCATATAGTTTGTATGATAACTCCACTATCCCAGCATAAAGCTTTGGAGGATCGGCTTGTGCCTACCTCCTTAGCACCAAATTATTTTTCTCCTTCTTGGAATATTTTCTCCCAAGCTTGTTGTGATTCGTAAGGTCTTGCTACGTACTCATTTAACGCTTCCATTCCTTCTTTAATTGTTGTAAATGGAATTTCTTTACATCCTACTGAGATAATACATCCAATTGATAGGAATCTAATTTTTACTTCATAATTTGTAAGACATTGTTGTCTTGATGGTTTCCACTGTTCTTCTGCTAATGGTCCATTTTCTACTAGTCTTGTTGGTGCTGCTACTGGTTCTACTTCGTTCATAATAACTTAATTTGATTGTTGATAACTTTGTTGATTTTCTACTTCTTCTATGAATGGTTGATTTTCCAACTCTTCTATAACTATATTAATTGCATCAGGATAATGAGTGTGTCCAGATTGAAAATATATTCCCACCAAACCTAATACCTCATTGTCAATGTAGTGACGATTTTTACCTTTACCGTTTACTATCTCGTGATCCATTGACACATCATCCCATTCATCCAATACAATTCTATTACCACCCTTTTCTCTATAGTGGAGCCTGATCATATTATTATGACTGAAGTTTTTAATAAACTCTCCTAGCTTCATACTATTTTAATTGGTTTAAAAACTCATCTACTACTGATTGAAATCTTTCTGCTACTTCAATTTTTAAATTAACAGCATCTTGAATTCTTGCTTGACGTTTTTCTTCAAACTCATGTTGAGCGTTACGTTCTTCTCCAGCCCATTTATCGTAAGCTAGTTTATAAGTATTTGCTGCTTCTGCATTCTCAGTATTTACTCTTGCTTGAATAATTCCTCTTTCTTTCTGAATTCTGGCATTCTCAGAAGTAGTAGCATTTTTAATCTTAGATTTAAAGTAATTTACTTTTTGTTCATATCCTCTGTGCAGAGCTGCTAATTCTTCATGAATTAAAAGCAACTGTGATGGGGTATGATGAATTGAGATTTTCATAGGGGTTTTCTTTCCTACTTCAATTTCCATAAACTCTAAAGTTTTAATGGTAGGAAGTTCTGCTCTTAATCTATCCAATTTACCTCCTTTATGAATAAATTGCCCAATATGTGAAGCATAAGCCTCTGCTTCTAAGAATTCGTTGTACTCGGCTGTAGTTAAAGTATTCCAACCAAAATCCTCATCCACTTCACTTGGAATTGTTTCCGATATAAGTTTTGGTCTCTCTGGGGATTCTACTTCGTATTTGAATCGTTCTTGTTTGATTTTATTAATCAACTCGTCCTTAGCTTTGATGTTCTCCATCAAGAATGCTTGAGTAGCAGATAATCTTGCTTTAGCAGTTAATAATTCAACTACATTTTCTGGAATTGGGTTTCCTTTAACTTCAGTATAGGTTTCTTCTCCTATCACTAGTTCTTTAGAAACGTTATTGATATCAGCTAATTGTGCTGTAAGATCTTTTGAACGTTGGTTACACAAGTTTGAGATTGATTGTGCTTGAGACATTGATAACCCTTTTGATGCTAACGAATTTTTCATAACTATGATTTTTTATTTATTTTTAATGATTTCTATTAATTTTTTAAGACATTCAAGTTCTGCTTCTTCGTAAGATTTAAAATCTGTTTCTAATTCAGATATTGATTGAGAATGATTTATTATTTGATAATCACAATTAACATCATTTTCTAATGAATTGTCTAATCCTATTGAATGATATAAACCATACTTCTCTCTAAACCAACTAAATGCTTGTTGGTATAATGGTGCTGAAACTACTATACTTGATGAATTGTGATTAAATAGAATTGGTTTAGGATTAATACAATCACTATTCATTATTGCATAATCACCTAACAATGGGTCAAAATATCCAAAACAAGGTTCATCAAATCCTAATTCTTTTAAAATTAATGCTTGTTCGTAAGGTGCAAATTCTTTTTCCATAACTATTTTTTCTTATACTTTAATATACGAACTATATTTCTAATATCCAACTTTTTTTTAATCTATTTTTAAAGTAAGTATAATATAATCTGCCCATCCCATTTCATGTCCTTCTATATAGAAGTCGTCTTCTGGAAAGTAATGAGATAAGTCTGTATCCCATAACTGATCATATATTCCTTGCTTAAAGGTATCCATATCTGTTGGATAGATTTTAGGTACCATGCATTCTAATTTTTCTGAGAGGTATTTTTTAGCAAGTTCATCATTTAGAGTTTTGTAAACTTCAAATGCTTCTTTACTATCGTCATTACCACCATTCCATTTGTAGGTTTTTAGCAATGCTTGTGATATCTGTTCATGTCTTTGTTTATCTTGTTCAGATATCTCTACAATGGTATGTGTTTTTAGAGCATCTGTAGATAGAGTTGGGAGAAATCTTCTAGTAATATATTCTCCTACGTAAAGTCCTAGCTGGTAGTTTAAGTCTTTTACATCAGGATCTCTTCTCATAACTTTTATTTTTTATTGGATAAAATATTGTGGTCTCGGGGAATTACGATATCCCAGCCTCTTTCTTATGAGGAAATTGCTCTACCTTTGAGCTACGAGACCAATTAGTTGCGGATTCAGGACTCGAACCTGGCCTCTGGGTTATGAGCCCGGAATGCTACCAATTACACCAAACCGCGATGTATGCTTTAATGAAAAGAGGTAAGCTACTTCAGTTATCTGCGTTTACTGAGTATTTAAAGCCGTCATTGGCAAAGTGGCTACTTACTTATTCATTTTGCGGTCTAGAACGGTAACGCTCCGTCTACTCAACAGTGACAGTGTTGGATGATACTTCTTCACTACTAGACCTTTTTGGTGGAGCTACCGAGATTCGAACTCGGAATAATAGAATGCAAATCTATCGTGATGCCAATTTCACTATAGCCCCTTTTGTAGCCCTGCCGGGAGTCGAACCCGACTTTTATGGATGAAAACCATATGTCCTAACCGATAGACGACAGGGCCGTGGAGCAGATGCGGAGAATCGAACTCCGATCTTCTGGTTGGAAGCCAAAAGTAATAACCATTATACGACATCTGCATTTTGAGGTTCTTGTCAGGATCGAACTGACTCTATTCAGCGTTACAAATGCTGTGCACCACCACTTATGCGTAAGAACCAAGTAAATTACAGCCGGTTTTCGTATCCGTTCTCCTACTGCCAAGCAGGTGCTTTGCTATAAGCTAGCTGTAACTTTTTTATGTAGGCGACTAGAACTCCAGTCCTTCTGTCCAATTAAGGAACTCATATCCGGTAACCCGGTCCTACTATATTCTACTGTACCCAAGGGGGGAGTCGAACCCCCAAGCTTACGCCACGGCTTCTAAGACCGCTGTGTCTACCAGTTCCACCACTCGGGCATTTACCGCATGTGCGGTCACTTATCAATCGGTAGCTCCCTCTTGATGTCCATCTGTGGGTGTAACACATTTGGTAGAGGGTCGAACCTTAAATATCGTATCATGAAGCATTTTTGATATTGTTGAATATGCTATATCCAACTTTCTTGCTTTTATGATTATAATTTCTTTATCTTTCATACTTAAATATACGAACTATATTTTTACTATCCTAGCTTTTTTTAATTTACTTTTAATCTTAATTGCCATCATTTATTTTAATTCCAAAAAATATAAAGACTACAGCCACAATTATAAAACATACTATCATAATTTATTTTTTTGAGGGACTATAAAGAATCGAACTTTACAATCTATTCGTTTGCTGCGAATAAGCTTAACCATCAGCCTTAGTCCCATTTATCACCTAGCCTGACCTTCCAGACAGTACAAGTCAGTATTAATTTCACGTGCTGTTTTGTAGTAGGTGATTTATTTTATTTATTCAGATCTTGTATAATAGGTCCTAAATCTTTTACAGGTATCTTACAATCCTCTTGACCTTCTCCTTCTGAGTTTCTCCACATATAGTTGTAAACTGCTTTTGTTTTTCTTTCCATCTCAAATGTAAAGTATAGGTTTGGAGTTTCTAATTCATATACATTCCAATCATCTCCTCTTCCGTCAGTATATTGATTTACTAATTTAAAATCTGTTATTTTCATATTTCTTTCTTATACTTTAATATACGAACTATATTTCTAATATCCAACTATTTTGTTAGATTTTTTTAAATTATCTTTTTTCCACAATGGTTGATAATTACTATAATGATTTAATCTTACAATATCTTC